ACCGAGCTTTGTGCGGAGCTTTGTCGCGGCTTCGCGCGCCCGGACGAGTGTTCACGACGTACCGTGACGCCCTCGGGTTGCTCCGCCAAACGTACCGCGATTACACGTATGACGATACGGTGGCCCGCGAAGCCGCGACAAAGCTCCGCACAAAGCTCGGTGACCTCACGGACGGATTCGAGACCGGCACCGACCACGAGGTTGAGCTAACGCAAGACGAGGGCGGACGTTTGGGACTTGAAGGACTAAACCCGGTCGCGTATATTTCCTCCGTTCTCAAGCCGCGAAAGTCGAGAGTGTCAACCGTTATGTCGTACTCGCCGCACGACTCGCGGGCGATTCGAGCGAGTTCCCGGTTCATGACTCTATGACAAGGACTAACACGCATCGGCATTGTGGATGTAGAGGCGGTAGAAGCTCCGAACGGTTGTTTTTGACTTGACGGATCGGGTAGGTCTTTCCCTCAAACGACCGACATTGAGGACACACCCGGCTATCTCCCGCGGTAGTGTGTTGCATCTTTTGACCCGCGCCCGCGCCCGCGTTCGAGGGCCGCGAGTTCGAGCCCTCGATACCATAGCCGAGCGGGCGGTCCGAGGAGAACCATTCGTCATAGACGTTGAGAGCCGTCTCATTGTGTGCTCGGAGCGTTTCGGTCCGAGCGATAAGCTCACCCCGCCACGAGCCCAAAGTCCGCACACGCCGGCTAATAGCCCGCCCTACGGTCCGGGGATTCTCGCCGCGGATTAGCCCGAACGTCAACTCCTCCCGAACGTCGTCCGCCACGTCCGCGGTGAGCGATTCGAGTTTTCCATAGTTACGCCCGTATAGGCGCGCGAGGAGTTGCGCACGCCGCGGCCGCGATAGTACGTCCTCACCGGCTTCGACGGCCGCTCCCGCGCGTTCGAGTTCCGTTCGTGCGAATGTCTCTCCTTTGCGCTCGGCGGCACGGACGTATTTCCCGGTATAGTGCCGGCCGGCCGCTACCTCCCCGTCATCCATGACCTCAAGCACGCCCTCGCGGAGTTGACGCCGGAGCCATTCGTTAAACGCCGCTCGACGGGCCGCGAGCCCGCCGGGCTCATCGAGCGTTTCCGGCACCTCGTACCCCTCCGCGAGTGCCGCGTTCGTTGACGACAACGGCTCCGCGTCGGCGGCACCGAGAACGTCGTTCTCGCCGAGCGTTTCGTTGACCGCCCGCGCGAGTCGGTAGAACCGACCGGTGAGGTCCGGGCGGTATTTGCGCTCCCGGAGGTGGTACGTACTCGACGGATCGGCGTCGTTCGAGTAATTCGTAGCGTTGACGCTCACGGTTCACACTCGCACGAACACGAGCATGTACATGGGTACTCGCGTTCCCATAGCTCGCCGAACGCTACGCATATGGCTAACAACTTTTCGATCGCTACGTGTGTCCCGAACTCGGTCGGGTCGGTCGTTAGTTCGTTTGTCTCCTCGTTATAGTAAACCGGCGTGTCCGTAAGCTCGTACTCGCCGGCCTCGTACTCCTCCGTGCTCACGTACGCCGCTTGTAAGAACTCGATAAGAGGAGCGGGTACATCGTCGTACTCAAGCAACGAATCGAGGAAAAGCTCGGCGGGGTTATCCACGATACCGTACGCCGCCGCACACCTCTCGACGGCCGGTAAATCGAGTTCTCCGGGGTCTTTCATTTGTGAGACCTCCGGCCGCGTTCCGGGAGCGTATCGGCGTCGGTCGCCTCGGGGATGTACCCGGCCTCGGAGTTGACCGTCCCACGGTCATGCGGGAACTCGACCTCCCACAATTGCCCGAACTCGACGCATAGCGCGAGCAATTTCTCAACCGGAACGCGCGTCTTGAACATGTTACCGACGACCGGGAGCCGCGCGAGATACGGAGCCTCAACGTTGAGGTGAACCCCCGTATCGAGGAGCGAATAGTCGCCGCTCTCGTACTCCTCGGTGTGGCGGTACGCTTGATTGAGAAAGTTAACGATCGGGTCCGGTACGTCCGAGGTGTCCATATCGTCGAGAAACGCCCGGCACGGTTGCGCTTGGTCGGTGTATTTCGGGTCTTGTTCCGTCATAATTCCACGTTAGGCGGCTTTCCGAATAAGGGTTCCGGTGACCGCGGTCGTCACGCGCTCGCGGTGAAAAGGCCGCTCAAGTAAAACGCCGCGGCGACCAAGGTCCATCCGACTATGACAATGAACGGGTTGCGGCGGATAATGCCCTCGGTCAAGAGCCACGTTCCGAAAGCGGCGGTTGCAACGGCACCCGCGAACACGACGTATATGTTCTCGATCATGCTATTTCGTTAAGTTTCGTCACGTCCTCAAGCCGAACGTAACGCTCGCACTCGGGACACTCGCCTTCGCACCCTTTGAACACGTATTCGGCGGGGTCGCGGTCAAGAGACGGCATATAGAGGCACGTAAAGTCGTATTCGTTGAGCGTGCGTACCTCGTGACAAAAGGGACAACGGGCTAAATCGCCTTTGCTCTCGTCGCGTATTTCCGTCCGCCGCGAGTTTTCCATCGGGTGCGTTTTCGTGTTCGGCGGTTGGTAAACTAACCGTTGAGGCATGTTACGTTTACTTACGGCCGCGGGTTGTAAAAAGCTTCGCGCCCGAAAACTAAACCCGCTCGTTACACCCGACGATTAGTTGTCCGCACGCGCCACAAATGACCTTACACCCGTCTCTTTCCGGCGTTCCTCCGTCCGAACACGAGTAACATTCTACCATATCGAGGGATGCTTTGATAGTTCGTGGTCTCACAAAAATCCTTTGTCTTTTCTTGCACACCGGTAGAAAGGTAACGTTTATACGACGGACCGACGTTAGTATTAGTTGCGAAGGCTTGCACGCACCTTCGCTAATCGGTGTCACGTCATGGTTCGTCGGTTCCCGCCCGGGTGCCTATCCCCGGGCTATGCCGTGTTGGGGCGGCACGGAACACGCGGCCACCGAGGGGTCACCGGGAGAGCAATCCGATCATAGCACGGCGGCGGCATGCACGAAAGGCCGCTTTCCTCGGTCTTTCGAGCAAACACCTCCTAAGACGCAAACGAAAGAGTTATAACTACGTCGCTCGTGTAACTCAAGTGCGGGCTTAGTTACACCCGCATGAGCACACCACTCAATCCCCACCCCCTTTCCGAAGGTGATCGGACATTCGCGCGGGCCGGTTTCGTTGTCTCCCGGCCCGCACTCGCCACGTACGCTCAATAGCTCCGGCTAAGTTAGTTGTCGCTATCCCCGTTCTCGCCGGGAGCGTTCTCGCTCTCGTCGATACCGGAAGATACGTCGTCCTCGGTCGGCGGTCCAATATCGGCCGCGTCTTGTTTCGCCTCTTGCATTTCCCGAATAGCGTCCGAGTCCGCGGACTCGATAGCCGCCGCCGCGTCTCTCAAGGACTCCTCAATTTCACCGTAATCGAGGTTAAGGTCTTTCTCGATAACGTGCTCCGGCGGGAGGTACGTATCGAGGCCCGTTTGCACGTATATCTTCCACCCTTGCATGTACTTGTACCAAGCTTCCGCGTCAAAGTCCTCATCCTTGAGCGGGCTCTTAGATTGATCGGACTCGATAGTGAACTCAACGGACTCGACGGCCTCTCGAACTTGACCCTCCGGCACGTCCGTAAGCCCGCGGTCAATGAGGAAACGAGCTTTCTTACGGAAAACACCCGTGTAAGCCGTCGAGATATGCCGGCGGATACGCTTAATGTCCCGGTCGAATTGCTCGACGCGGGGCTCGGTAACGTCTCTATTCAAGTTGTCGCCAAAGCCGACGTACGCTTTCGGCACGTTCATACCCCCGTATATGGTATCAATGCTCATGCGTAGCGTCGGCTCAATATCCGGTAGCTCCGGGGCGTGCCATTCGGTCTCAACCCCCGGCGGCGTACCAAAGATACCGCCCGGCGAATTGTGTCGAGCACCGCCGGAGCCGTCAAGATCGGAGTAATTCGTATCGTTCTCGCCGAACGCTCGCTCCGTCACGGCGTCCTCGTGCATGCGATTCTCGCGCCACCCGTCGGCACCGCCCGCCCCACGCCCTCGGGAGCGGAGCGCGTTGATGAACTTTTGCATTTGCCCCGTGGTCCACTCGATAATGTCTCCCGACGGAAGCTCCGTTTGCTCGAACGTCACGGAAGCGCGCGGGTACGCTATGTTTTGTAAGGCCGCGTTGTAATCGTCGCGGCGGTTTTGCACCGCGATAGCTTCCGAGGCGACCGGCTCGACGAGACTCATACCCCGCACTTGACCCGCGTTCCCGGTGCTCCCCGGCCGTTTGTTCGGCGTATCCATCATGGGGTTTCTCACGATTTTTGTAACATCCTCTTGTGAGAGCGGCACGGCCCCGTCTTTCGACTCTTTATTGCTCCCGGTTTGATACGCCGCCGACGTTTTCGCCCCGAGGTTTTGAACGTACGCGGCCCACTCGCCCCGAGCGTTTTGCGGAGTGTCGGGCGGCACGTTCGCAACCCCGTCGTTTGGTCGGATCAACCGGTTGCTTTGCGGATAGCACAAGATATGAACCGAGAGCGGGTCGATAGATTGAAAGCCCGAAAAGTTACTCGGATCGGCCGGGTCGTCATACATGTGCTCAAGTAACACGGTGCCGTCAAGATCGTGCGCTCGCGCGTCGTGCCATAGTTGCGGCGTGAGCGGTTTGTCGTACTCGCCGGCGTAGATAGTGCATTGATCGGCCCACGTCCTCAATGCGTCCGTAAGCTCCTCAAAATCGCTCCTAATCGTATAGCCCGGGCGTACGACCTCACCGGCACGGAGGTCAATGCCCGGGTTCACGTACGGGTTCTCACGGTAAAGCCGGCGGTAAAGCGTCACTTGGTCGCGGTCCGGCGAGTCGCGTTCGATAGACCCCTCCGCCGCGAAAAAACCGCCGCCGCGGGCTCGCGTTTGTGGGTCCGGTATTTCCCCGAGAACGTCCGCCCGGGTCTCCTCACCGGCGAGCGCGAGGGCCGCCCGGGTAGCGTCCCGCACGTTCGTATAAAGGCTCATACAACTAATTGATAAACCGGCACGCAAAAACTTAAGCCGGCGTTCGGCGCTCGTACGCGAGCGCTATCCGAGACGGGTAAGCGCTCGGTAGAACTTACGAAACGCGCTCGTTTCGTTGTCGTATTTCGATCGGCCGTCGTCCATTAGCCGCGATATTTCCGCGAGTCGCACACCGCCGCGCTCGCCGAGAATGACATGAGCCCGGTCGCTCCCTATCTCTCCTTTGACGAACATCGACGTTTCCGGCTTGACCGAGAGAGAAACCGAACCGTGTTCGTTGCGGGAAGCCCGAAACGAGTGTTCGAGGTCCGTGCCTATCTCCTCCCGTGCTCGCTCTTGTGCCGCACGCACGCCGTGAACGAACGAACGGGCTCGCCGCTTTTGCGTCGGCGTGCCGTCCTCGATAGCCTCACGCACGCACTCGGGGAGGTCGTCGGCGTCGATTCGACCGGCACCGGGAGCACATCGTTGTCCCATGATTAGCACGAGTAACCGCATACGTATAAACCACACGGATTAGAATAGAGGGGCGTTCCGGCGAGCCCTCGCCTCGCCATGTAAGACAACCGACATAGCTTTTCGGCGGCGGCTTCCGTATTGTACCATATTCTTGACATACAAAATAGGCGTGTAGCCGCCGCGGTCAATTCTCTCCCTCTTGTAGAAGGGATTTCAAACGAGCTTAGGATAGAAATCGCCTCTACCGGCCGATCTCAATTCGACCGGCGCTCGACTCGGAGAATCGCCGCCGAATCGGACGGGGTTTATATCCCCCGCCAACTCGGATTCTTGACACAATGGTTTAGCGGCTTTGCCGCTAAACATACGCTATCCGACAACCGGCTCGTACGAGTTCGTCCGGTAGGGGCGGGAGGTCGGTGCGTTGCCGCCGGCGGCATAGCACGCCATAGCGAGCGCGTCGGGAATATCGTCTCCCTTGTTCTCGTCGCGGTGATGGACTTTCACGTACCCGCTCGGCGTGTGCTCAAACCCGAGGTCGGTAAGTTGCGTCATGAGCTTCGCGTGACGGGGAAGCGTGAGGCTTCGCTCCTCGATACGCTTCTTTAACAATTGATAATACTCGTTTTTCGTCTTGAGGCTCGACGTAATCTCGCCGACGTTCGTCACGTTATACTCGGGGGCAAAGTCAACGGCACCGCCGCCGACCGCATTGCCTTCGACGTATATCTCCTCGGGTCCGTGCTCTCGGTTCATGTCGTGCATGAGACCCACTATCTCGGTGATACTATTCTCCGGCATAACCTCGTGTACGATAACATTCCCCACGGCGTCAACGAGCACCGCGGCCGTCTCGTCGTTCCCCTCACGGGCCGGATCAATCGCCCCGTAACACGGCTCCGAGGCGTCGAGCGCGAGTTTCGGGTCGTCCGGTCCTATTTGACATGCCTTCGCGTCGGCGTGCTTGATATATACGTCCCCTTCGTCGGTGAATCGCGCGAGTATTTCCTTATCGAACGTGAGCGAATCCCACTCGTCGCGTTTGCGTTCGATAAAGTCCTCGGAGACCATGGGATTGATTGACGTAGGCCAATTAAACCGGAACCACCGAGAACCGTCCTCCCGGGCGTCCTCGGACTTTTCGTAAAAGTACCCGCTTTGCCCGTTCGTGGTCGAATAGAGATAGAACTCGGTCGTCTCGGGGCGGTCGTCGAAGCCGTCAAAGTCGCTCATGTCACCCGTGAACTCCGCAAACATCGACTCGATAACGTCCGTAAAGATGCTATCGTCGTTTACGAACGCCGCCTCGTCGTAAATTATGACTTGAGGCCCTAAGCCCCGTATTTGCTTCCCGGTGTTCCCGGTCGTTTTGCTCATGAGCCGCGAGCCGTTTGCGAACTTGTACGTTCGCTTATTGTCTTTTGTAATACCGAAAAACTCGTTTGGCGAAAGTCCAAAGTGGTCGGGCCACGGGCTTTCTCGATACCACCGGGTCGCACCGTCCATCATTTCATCCGCGGTGCTTTGATACGGAGCCGAGATAAGCGTATCTTGACCCCCCGCTACCGCGAGCGGAGCGTCCGCTCCGATCAACGAGCCGCAAAACGTCTTACCGCCACGCCGGCCGATCGGTGCAACGCACCGCGTATGATCGCGCCATGCGTTAACATCGACCATCTTTTTTTGATAGTCGAAAAGCTCCGGGCCGAATAAGAGTTCTACACGCTTCGACCGCGGTAGCTTGCACACATTGTCTAAAAATTCGACCGGTCCTTGGCGTTCGGGCTCTATCCGAACGTCGTTAGTTTTCACTACGCGCTCGACTAACTTTTGCGAGTCCGGTAGCTCGTCCTTTGTCGGCATATACCGGAGTTAGTTAAAAGCCGGCGAAAAACGTTAGGCTAATGCCTTTCCTTCCCGAATTTGCTTTTTCAACGTTAGCAAAGGCTTATACTCGGAAAGCTCACTAATCTCGTTTTCAAGCTCGTAAACGTCAAAATAGTTGACGGCAAACCATTCGCTTCCCCCTCCGAGAGCGTTACCCGCTTCTTTTTCTTTTTCTCTCATTACCGCGTGCATACGAGCTTCGCTAAGTTTCGGGGCGTCGGTCTTGAAAGTGGTCACGAGTTCAAGTTCGTGCGGGTTTCCCGTTTGTAATTCCTCAACGCGGCTTTTCGGAGCGTTAGAAAGGCCAACTTTAACCGCCCGGTACGAATCGTCTCCGTCGAGACATTCAATAATGTAAAGTAACTTTTTCATGCCGCTTTGTTACGCGCGGTCACGGATAAGACTATTGCTCAATCTCGTCAAAGTCTACGTCTATAACGTCGTTGTCGTCCGAGTCGTCCCATAGCTCCGCCACGCTCTCGGCGTCTCCGAGGGCGTTTGCCTTTTTCGTCTCCGGGTCGTTGAGGAGACCGAGTTTTTCCATGCGCTTGATTACGCTCTCGTTTTGCTTCCGTAAGCTCTCAAGAAGCGTGTTTGGCACGTCCTCAACGAGCAATTCGCCTTCTTGAATAGACTCGCGCTCTTGTGTGAGCCCTTGTTTCTTGATGTACTTGTATGCGTTCGGGATTTGTTCTAAATCTATAGCGATAGCGCGGAGAACTTGACGGGCAAACATATCGGGCTCGCGGCCGTTGATCTTTTCGTATCGCTCGGCGAGCGAGGTTTCCATACGAGCGATAAACTCTTTGTCCGTGTTGGGGAAGTTCTCGTAATAGTTCTCACGGTCGGCATAAAGCCCGTGCCGGGTAGCGTTTTGGTTCCCCGGCGGCGCTCCCCGATCGTTGTCACTCGACATATGTAATTAAATATGTCGAGCGTGTAAAAAGAAGGCTACGCGCTCGGGTGAATCGTCGGCGGGTCACCGTTTCCGTACACCATACGCCGGCGGTCCGGGTGACCCTCCGCACGGTGCAAGCGGAGAGCGGTACGCGACTTGTACTTTGTCAAGTTCGACTCGTCAAATTCCCACCCTTTCTTTGCCGCTTTTGCTTTCTCTTCCCGCATGCAAATGCGGCAATAGAAGTACGTTTCGTCGGGTCCTCCGTTCGCGTCGGTCCATGCCGGTTCGGTCGGTTGCGACATACGAGCGGGAAAAAGGTGCCGTCGGTCTTAAGCGTTATTACGGCTCTATATCGTCAACGTATCCTTCAACGTCCGTTTGGAAATACTCGTTGTGCTTATTCCCCCAAAAGTCATAGAAGTATACGGCTTGGTCGTCGGGGAAGTAAAGCGCGAAGCCCCGTGAGGGCATGCCGGTAAGGGCAAACATCCACCCTTGAAGCCCGTACAACTCGTTGCGTATTTCCGTCGATACGAGGTCGGCGTCTTGTACCGCGTCGTTGTTACCACGAGCGCGTTCGTAAAACTCGACGAGTTCGGTCCGTATGTCGCCCTCGGTGATAACGTCTACCGTTACCCGTGCGTCGGTTTCGTTCATCGTAACGCCGTAAGAAAGGGACCGGCTCTATTTATGCCTTACTCAAGCCCGCTCTCCGTGCCGGCTAAGAACGCCTCAAAGTCCGACGGGAAAGAGCGGAAGGCAACGGGTGACCGGCGCTTGAGGTTCGAGAACTCCGGTTCATCCACCTCGATAGCGTCCGGGTAAATGACCATAGCCAAGCTCTCGGGGGCGTGACCGGCGTACATCATGGCTTGAGCCGAGCCCTCTTTGAGTACGTGCTCGGCGTCGTTCTCGATTTCCACGAACCATAGGCCCATGTTAGTTTTTACCACGAGGTCGGGCTCGCGGTCGCTTTCCGAGAGCGCCGGCTCGACGAGAACCCGGTCCGAGCCGTACGCTTTCTCGAACGTTTCTCCTACAAGGTCGATAAACTCGTCCTCGGGAGGTCTTTCTTGCTCCCCGTCGTTACCCCCGCCGGGCTCCTCCGGCCGCTCTCCGCCGCCCTCACCGCCCTCATTGC